ATGCTAGAATTGTAAACGGAACCGCGGTTTATACCAGTAACTTTACTCCTTCAACATCCCCATTAACAGCTATAACAAATACAAAGCTGTTATGCTGTCAAGACGCTACCATAACTACAGATAATAGTGGCACAAATAAAACTCTTACTATCCTAAATGCTGCAAATACTTATACGCAGCAAATGTCTCCTTTTACTTACGATTGGTATCAAGACCAAAGCGGTCAAGATAATCATTTTACAGCAGATAATCTGACTGTTAACGATATCATGTTGGATTCGCCTACTAATAACTACCCGACAATAAATTCAGCAACCCCTTACAATTCAACTATTACAAATCTATCTCAAGGCAATCTACATGTAAAAGCTGTAACTTATAACAACGGATACTATGGAAATCACATTGCTACGGTTAAAGTTCCAGAATCAGGTAAATGGTATATTGAAACAAGAATGGCAGTTGAGTCTGGAACAGGAAATACAGCTTGGATAGGTGTAATGCCTCAGACATTAGCAATTATTCCAAAAGACGGATCTGGATCAACTGATGGAAATTACGCTGCCAACTCTTCTTTTACAGGGATGGTAACAGATTTAATTGCCACTGTTGATACTATTAGACTTTTTGATGGTGGATCAGCACAAGCCACTGTATCCAGTGCTACGGCTACAAGTTATGTTATTGCTTTAGCTCTTGATGTAGATAACAACAAGGTGTATGGAGGATACGACAGCGGATCAGGTATTACATGGCTAGATAGTGGAAATCCAGCAGCAGGGTCAAATGGTCAAGCACATACTTTTACTAGTGAAACTATAATACAGTTAGAAGTTGGGCCAAACTCTGGAAGCAACAGTAATTCAAAACAAACATTAAACTTTGGTCAAAACGGAACATTCTGTGGACAAGAAATAGCAGGAGGAAATACAGACGGTAATGGCGAGGGTAATTTCTTTTATGCGCCTCCGTCTGGGTTCAAAGCGTTATGCTCCAAAAACCTACCTACGCCAACAATTAAAAAATCTACAGAGCATTTTAATACAGTGCTTTATACAGGTAGTGATAACGATGCAGTTTCACAAAATGTTACGGGAGTAGGCCATCAACCCGACCTAGTCTGGATTAAAAGACGAAACCTAGAAACTCATCATGTTTTAACTGATGCAGTTCGGGGAGTAACAAAAACATTAAATTCAAACCAAACTGTTGCTGAAGTAGATGATACTTATGGTGTAACTGCTTTTGGATCAGATGGATTTACAGTCAGAGAACAAGATGCTGCTGGAGGACAAACAAATACTGGAACACTTGTATCTTGGAACTGGAAGGCTGGTGGCTCTGGAAGCGCAAATAACAGTGGTGATATAAACGCTACGGTTTCAGCTAATGCAACAGCAGGTTTTTCAATAGTGTCATTTACAGGTGATGGTAGTAACGGAAACACTGTTGCACATGGTTTAGGTAAAGAACCTCAAGCTATATTTTATAAAAGAAGAGATGGTAGTTCCCATTGGTATATGGTAACTAAAGAAATAGATGGTTCTCAAGATTATTTAGCTCTTAGTTCAAGCACATTCGCTGCTGCTTCTGAAGTTTATGGTAACCCAACTAGTAGTACAATCTCTAACTGGACTTGGCAGGCTAATGCCATTATTGCTTATGTCTGGGCAGAAATTGAAGGTTTTAGTAAAATTGGTTCATTTAAAGGCAATGGTTCTGCCAATGGCCCATATGTCTATACAGGATTTCGTCCAGCTTGGATTATGATTAAACGTACTGATGCTGGTTCAATGTCTTGGGGAATTTTTGATAGTAAAAGAAGCCCATCTAATGAGGTAGATGAGCTTTTATACGCCAATTCAAGCGATGCTGAAGATGATTCAGATGCTTTAGATATTATTTCAAACGGTTTTAAAATAAGAACTACCGATAATTTTTTAAATAATTCTAGCGGAACCATGTTTTATATGGCTTTTGCCGAATCACCATTCAAGTACGCTAATGCAAGATAATAGGAGAAAATAATAATGTATGCAATAGTAAAAGACGGAGCAATTACTCAGACTGCATCAACAGTTCAGAAATTGTTTCCAAACACATCGTTCCCTAGCGGACCTAATACTGATTTTCTTACTGAAAATAATGTTAAGGATGTGGTCAATGGGGAACAAAAGAATAGAACCTATTACTTTGTTAGCCCAGGAAATTTAGAATTAGTAGATGGAGTACCTACTCAAAAGTATACTAATACTGCTAAAGTTCTAAATGATGTTACGGAAGATGGTGTGACTACTCCTGGGCTGAAAACTAACATGACGAATAAAGTAAAAATTAATGCTGGACAACTACTGTCAAAAACTGACTGGATGGTTATACGAAAGTATGAAAGAGATGTAGCAATACCTTCAGCTACCGCAACTTATCGAGCAGCAGTAATTACTGAATGTGCAAGATTAGAGTCAGCGATAGCAGGAGCCGGAGATGTGGATGCATTAGAAACAGTAATGAATGCACAGAATTGGCCAGAGGAGTCCTAAATGGCATGGTCTAAAGCCAGACGATTAGCGGATTTAGCAAGTACTTCTCATGGAATTGCTGATGACAAGGTTACGACTGCCGCTATAGCAGATGATGCTATTACTTCTGCACTTATTGCTGACGATGCAGTTGTAACAGCAGCTATTGCTGACGATGCAGTTGTAACAGCTTCTGTAGCAGATGATGCTATTACTTCTGCACTTATTGCTGACGATGCAATTACTTCTGCACTTATTGCTGACGATGCAGTTGTAACAGCTTCTGTAGCAGATAACGCTATTACTAGCGCTCTTTTGGCTGCAGGAGCAGGAGGCTTGGACTGGGATACTACTGCTAAGACTGCAAATTTTACAGCAGTAGCAGAAAAAGGTTATCTTTTAAATACTACAGGGGGTGCAGTTACAGTTACTTTACCCGCTTCAGCAACAGTAGGTGATAAATTAGCTATAGTTGATGCGGTAGGAAAGGCTAGTCTTAATAATATTACTCTAAATAGAAACGGATTAAATTTATATGGGGGAACAGATAATGTTACTCTCAAAGATAATAGAGCATCGGTTACTTTAATATATGCGGATTCTACAAATGGTTGGGTTCCTATTGGAGGAGAAGATTATCTAGGTACTTATACTGTCGAAGTTCTAATTGTGGCTGGTGGAGGCTCTGGCGGTGCTAATAAGACAAACGGAAACGGTGCTGGAGGTGGTGGTGCTGGTGGCATGCAAAAAATTGATTATAATGTTGTTCCTGCCAATACATTTTCCATAGTTATAGGTGCTGGAGCTGCTCAAAATACAGCCTATAGTACAGGTGCTAGAGGTGCTAATGGAAGTAACTCTAGTGGCTTTGGTACTACCTCTACTGGGGGTGGTGCAGGTGGTGGAAGTAATGTAGATGTTGCTGGTGTTGCTGGAGGTTCTGGAGGCGGCGGTGGTAATGCTGGTGGAGATGGTGGAGCCGCTGGAACTTCGGGACAAGGAAATGCAGGAGGAAACACCTCATCTGGTAGCCCTTGGCGTGGTGGAGGCGGCGGTGGTAAAGGAGCCGTTGGAGGAGACGGAGAGACTTCTGGAAATGGAGGAGCAGGCTCTAATACTTACGCTACTTGGGCAACCGCAACCAGTTCAGGTGCTAATAGTGGTTACTACGCTGGTGGTGGAGGCGGTGGAGTGTACTATACTGCTGCTGGCGATACTACGGGTGGTAATGGCGGAGGCGGTAAAGGTGAATCTGGAAATGGCGGAGATGGAACTTCAGGAACTGCAAACACCGGAGGTGGTGGAGGTGGTGGAGCAAGTTACTCTAACGCTGGTAATGGTGGGGGCGGAGGCTCAGGCATTGTAATTGTTCGCTATGTTGGAGCACAAAGAGGTTCTGGAGGAACAATAGCTTCGTCAGGTGGATATACGTATCACAAATTCACTTCTAGTGGAACTTATACAGGATAATTTTATGGCACATTATGCAAGAGTAATAAACGGTATTGTAGATAAAGTAATTGTAGCAGAGGCAGAGTTCTTTGATACTTTTGTAGACGATAGCCCAGGAGAATGGGTACAAACATCATATAATACGAGAGGAGGTGTTCACTATGCTCCTAATACTAATAACCCAGATGACGGCGTTGCGTTAAGAAAAAATTATGCAGGAATTGGTTCTCATTACGATGGTGTCGGGTTTTATGGACCACAACCTTTTCCAAGTTGGACACTTAACTCAACTTCTTATCTATGGGAGCCCCCGACAGCATTACCTGACGATGGCAAGTTATATGATTGGAATGAAACAGATAAAAAATGGGATGAAGTACAAGCAACTAAGGATCAATAACCGGGCTTAGCCCAATTCTTATAAGGAGGACTTATGATATGAAAAAACTATTGACTCTAGGACTATTAGTCCTAAGTCTAGGCGCGTGTACTAGCACGCAAACAACTGAGTATTATACCGCTGTGCAAAATGCAGCAATCGCACAGTCAAAAATGATGCAGGCTCGATATGATGCATTAGGAAAGATTGCGGGAAATGGAGGAGAAGCGTCAACAGCAGCAGTAATGGCTTTAGCAATGACGAGTCAAAACTCTATAGTTCCTCAGCCTCAGAAGTCAGAAGCATTACAATGGGCACAAGTATTATCGGGTCCAATAGCTGGATTAGGTTCTATGTGGTTATCTAATGATGCGACTAAAACTATGGCAAGGTATAACAAAGATACTCAAATATCTAGAATTCAAGCGGATCAACAAAACACTACAGAGCTTTATGGCCTTATGGGCAATAATTCAGATAATATGATGAATTTGGGTTTAGGAGGTTTTAATGCGTTGAATACTTCAATGGAATATATGAATCCTACTACTGATTACTCAGATAACTTTAGTAATATTGACAATTATCTATTACAAATAATAAATAATTTAAATACTAGTAGTGATGATGATAATCAGATTTGGATTCCTGGAGTTAACTGTATTAATGCAGAATCCGGAGGAATCATTACTGTAGGTGGAATCAATAGTACAGTTGAAGTTTGTCCGCAGTAAAAAAAGGGGCTTTCGCCCCTTATTCTCAGAAATTATAAGAAATGCCTATGACCGTTTCTTCCGTCCCGATCTGCCCCCCTAAAACATAATTCCCAATCTGCTTAGAGATATTTAAAGCTTGGTAGGACTCAAATCCTGTTGCTTTTCCATACTCTAATGATAATCCAACTTTTTCAATGAAAGGAATTCCGTATATTACGTTAATAAAGTCCAATTCAGAATTATCCAAATCTTTGTAGTATGTCACATCTAAATCCCACATATTCATACCAACATATGCTTCATCGATGTCTTCATACACTTTATCCCACTTATACTTTATATACCCCGCTTTGACCCCGATTTTGTCACTAAAATTATGAGATACACCTGCGAACAGATCGTACTCTACATTAGCGTCATCATCGAAATCAACCTGCGAAGCCCATGCACCCATTGTAAAAATACCTAATGTTGCTCCAACACCTCCGCTAACAGCAACATTTCCACTGTTTTGAGAGTAACCTCTCCAGACATAGTCCGATGAGACTCCTATAGTTCCGCTAAATATTTCACCAGCAAAAACTTGTGTTGGAAGAAACAATAGTAATGCGACTAGTACTTTTTTCATTTTTCTTCCTCTGCAGATTCCATTTCAGGCTGCATTTGTGGTGCAGCTTGTTCTTGGATGCTTTGAATAAGATTCATACTTAACTTGGCAGGAAGTTCCCCCAAGCCTTGAAGAATAATATTCACTTCTTCTATTTGAAATTCAAACTTCATTTAAATATATCCTGCCAGTTCCCTGTCGTGCTAGCACGAGAGTATTCCGTGGCTCTGTTTTCAAAAAAATTAGTGTGCTCAACCCCGTTTAACATGTAATCTAACCACGGTAAAGGATTTTGCTCACTCCCAAATATTTTTTTCATACCAAGACCTAATAAACGTCTATCTGCAATATATCGAATATATTCTTTTATTTGTTCTGGTGTTAGATCAGGTACTTCCGCACCCTCAAAACATAAGTCAATAAAAGCATCTTCTAGTTCCACAGTTCTTTCTGCAGCACAATATATTTCATATTTTAGATCATCTGTCCATAGCTCTGGATTTTCTTTTATGAAAGTTCTGAATAACTGAGACATTCCTTCAACGTGTAATGTTTCATCACGCACAGACCATGTGACAATTTGACCCATACCTTTCATAAGGTTATGTCGAGGAAAGTTAAGCAAGATAGCAAAACTACTAAATAGCTGCACCCCCTCGGTAAATGCCGAATAAATTGCCATTGTTTTAGCAATATCTATCGGAGTTTCCATACCAAAATTACTAAGATGCTCATGTTTTGCTAACATTTCTTTATGCTCGAAGAATTTTCGGTATTCATGATCCCCAAACCCTAATGTTTCTAGGAGTAGGGAATACGCTTCCTGGTGTACAGCTTCCATTGCTGCAAAAGCAGACAACATCATTCGTACTTCAGGTTGTTTAAATGTAGGCAAATAATGTGTTGCATACCCACAACAAACATCAACATCTGCTTGAGTAAAAAACCTAAATATTTGCGTAATTAATTTCTTATTCTCAGGTGTAAGTCTATCCCGATAATCTTTTAGATCATCTGCAAGATTAACTTCATCTGGAAGCCAATGCATATGTTGTTGCGTTTTGTAATGCTCAAACGCCCAAGGATATGCAAAAGGCTTATAATATTCTCTTTCTTCTAGTAAGCTCATTAAATTCCTCTACCAGTGGTGTACCACTCCCGACATTATAAAAAAGCAAGTTATAAAATTAATTAGTACTACTACTGTTCTTATAACTGCTACTAAATCTGCTTCTTCGGAGTCTTCTGAGGCTTTTTCGCCTAAAGACATTGCCCATAGTTTCCATAGTCTACCCCTCACAAGCCAAACACCCTTCCTCATCCATACTTTCAAATATATACTGTCGGAGAGCTTCATCTGAAACAGTTTCTGCTCTTTTAATAGCTTCACTACGTAAATAGTATAGAGTTTTTACTTTCTTTTTCCATGCCATCATATGTATAGCATGAAGTTCTTGTTTTGATACATTTGCGGGAAAGAATACATTTAAGGATTGACTTTGACAAATTTGTTCTTGCCTATCAGCTGCCATGTCAATAATCCATCTCTGGTCTATCTCTACAGCGGTCTTAAAGACATCTTTAGTCCACTCATCTAAAAAGTCAAGATGTTGTACTGAGCCATTATTAGTAATAATACTCTTCCATACCTCATCTGTATCCTGATCCATCTCTTGAAGAACATGCTCAAGATACTCATTTTTTAAGAGAGAAGATCCTGATTTAGTTTTTTGCGTAAATGCATTAGCCCGATAAGGCTCAATGCTGGGGGAAGTATTGCCACAAATAATAGAGCTGCTAGCGTTAGGAGCCACAGCCAAAAGGTGAGCGTTGCGAATACCGTAACCCACTCCATCAGGACATTCGCCCCGTTCCTCAGCCAACTGTTTAGTTGCATTTTCTGCCTCCGCTTTTATACGCCTGAACATTTGCATATTCTTGCCTTTAGCCATTGCACTTTCAAAAGGAATATTCTGCCGTTGTAAGTAAGCATGAAATCCCATTGCTCCAAGCCCTAGGCTTCTTTCTTGTTCTGCACTATATACTGCTTTTGCTAGTTCTGCTGGTGCATTTTCCACAAAATAAGTAATTACATTGTCTAGCATCCTAATTAAATCAGGAATAAACTGAGGATTAGTACTCCATTCATCATATTCTTCTAGATTTACACTTGATAGGCAACATACTGCTGTTCTGTTTTCATCAGTTGCTAGTGTAATCTCGGAGCATAAATTAGAGTGATTTACTTTTAAACCCTTGTCTGCTTGACAGTTTGGTAAAGCACTTTGAACTGTATCACCAAACATGATATACGGCTCACCAGTTTCTACGCGGTTTTGTATTAGTTTTACCCACAAAGTTTTTGCAGAAACGGTTTTAGTAACTTTTCCTGTGTGTGGGTCAATTAAATCCCATGAATCATCGAAACCTGCTGTTCTAGTAGCATTTTCAATTATTTCCATGAACCTGTTGCTAACCACAACACCGTGATGCAGATTAACAGACTTTCTATTAACATCGCCCCCTGTGGGCTTTCTAACATCGAGAAACTCTTCCACCTCTGGGTGAGATATATCCAAATATGCAGCATAACTGCCCCTCCTAGTTACTCCTTGTGAAAATGCTAGCATTTCTGCATCTACCACTTTCATGAATGGTATGACTCCTGTACTTTCTGAGCCATTTGACGTTTTTGATCCTACAGAGCGAATAGCTGACCAAGCCCCACCAACGCCACCGCCCACACTAGAAAGAAAAGCGTTCTCTGTGTAGTGACTTGTGATTCCTTGTCTGCTGTCCTCAACATAATTAAGAAAACAGCTAATAGGCAGCCCACGGGTTGTTCCGCCATTAGAAAGTATAGGAGTAGAAAACATAAACCAAAGTTTACTAGCATAGTCGTATAGTCTCTGTGCATGTGCTTCATTATCTGAAAACGCTTTTGCTGCACGTGCAAACGCATCTTGAGGCGAAGTTTCGCCTTCAATTAAGTATCTATCTTGTAAAGTTTTATGACTAAACTCTGAAAGATAATTATCTCTTTTATAGTCAATTAACACGCAATCCTCTCCTCAATCTGTGCTATGTTATTTCCTCCTATAGCATCATCACAATACGATATTAAATCCATTAATTCATAATTTTGAAGTATTCGTTCTCCGCAAGCATTTAATTCTTGTATATGCTTATACTTACTAGGAATGGGGAGAGAGTCGTAAATATTCATTGCATCGCCGTATGCAATAATTAAATCTTTAGCTCTCTTAGGTCCAATACCTGTAATGCCAGGAACATTATCTCCTTTATCGCCTGTTAGACATTTTAAGGAAATATACTGCTCTGGGCTAACCTCATAGTGTTCATACCAATTCTGAATCCGTACTTCTTTTCTATTAACATAAGAAAATCTATTTACTTTTTCTTGAATTAGTAAATCCCAGTCTCGGTCGCTTGATATTAACCAAACTTCTTCAAACCCATACTCGTCTTTATTTTTTACTAGATGTGCAGCAATATCATCTGCTTCTACTCCGTCAAAACGAAGTATAGGCCATTTTAACATATCTAATGTTGCTTGATATTCTTCAAAAAATTCTTCAAACGCAATTTTTTCTTCTTCCGTCTGTGTAGCATACTTATCTTTTCTGTTTTGTTTATAATCAGGAAGTATGTCTTTACGGTATCGGGAAGAGCCTCCGTCTGCTGTAATTATTATATTATCACATTTATACGAGTCTGCAAGACTTTGTACTGTCTTTTCGTACTCATATCTAAAATCTGTTCTGCCCTGATGTTTCCATCGGAACGCTAAGTTAAGGGCATCAACTATTAGTGTTCCTGTTTTTCTCTGTGAATTAAAACTAAGTGCCATTTATAAACCTTATTTCCTCATTAGTTAACCATGCTTCCGCAAGGCAGACATAACAATCTAAATCGCTGATGTAAATATAATCTGTTTTTATTGGTTTAGTCCCCGTAGTTGCATAAACTTTGGATCGATTATATTTAAAAAACAAAAGCGGTAGCTGACTAGCGTTTTCGGCCTGGCTTTTAATTTTCCTCCACCAGCGACCTAGATTGTTCGTTTTCTTTTGTGTTAATATTTTATCTGTTAAAGGAGTATCAGCGTAATTCTTTACTTCAATACAATAAATATTCTTTTCATTTGGAACGTACAAGTCTCCTTTCAAGTACTCTAACGCACCTGACAATGGTACACGTTCAAATTGAAGATTAGTATGGTCTCTAAGTAAATCTCTAACTAAATACTCGCCTCTTGCTCCTTTCGCTCGACTATCAACCATTTACTCAATCCAATCATCATTGGAATCGTCTATTCCTCCAAAAGTTAAATCGTCTAATGCTTCAAGTTTATCTTTGTATTCAGAAATTTTTCCTAGTTCTTCTTCTATTGTGGCGACCGTGTCAGGGTGTTCTGCTACTCCAACAGGGTTCTTTAAAAAGACCTTTGCATTAATTTCATGCTTACTAATTTGTCCTATTAAATACTTTCTCATACCGTCAATATATATCTTTGATTTTTTACTCATTCTAACCTACTTATGTTTTCTTCTTTTACTACTTCTTTTTTATCGAGTAGTGGGTGAGTCCAACCGTGGGAAACTATGTAAGTGTTCAAATCTTCATTAAGAAGAACTTCTACTAGTTTCTCACGTCCTGTGTCATCTAATACTGCTATTACTTCATCCAAAAATAAAATGTTAAGCTTAGACTTTGAAATACTACTCATTAGCTTTCTTATGGCAATAAGAGTAGCTGTATTTACTCTTGCTAGCTCTCCTGAAGAAAGTGCGAGAATATCTACTATTTTGCCATCGTCTTCGACTTGGACATTTAATTTATCGTTTGATACTACGAATTCAAGAGTAAACCTACCATCAGAAAGCTCTGCTAGATAGGTGTTCGCTAATTCTTCTAACTCTTTTACAAGATTTTCAATCTTGTAAGCTAATAAACCATTTGTACTAAAGGCTTTTTTTAATATTTCCAGGTTTGACAGCAGAGCTTCCTGTTTTACAAGAACGTCTTGAAATTCTGCTGACTCTAAAAGGAAAGCATTTGTCTGTTCTTGTATTACTTGGATTCTGGTGTTGTGTCTTGTTCTTCTTTCATTTTCCTTTGCCGTGCTTTCCAACTGCTTTTTTCGTTGAAGTAGCTCAGCTCGAACGCTTGCCAGCCTTTCTTCCAGCTCGTTTTTATCCAGAATGGTACCTGGTAAGCTTTGATTAATACTTCGATACAGGTCTGTCCAATCGCTTTCAAGCTTTTGACAACGCTCGAATTCATAATTGTCATCCTTAATTCGTTTAATTTCATTTTCAATTTTTGCACTTTCTGTCTCCGCAACAGAAATCCTTTCCGCTTCTTCGGCTTTTAAGGATTTCATGAATTCGGGGATGACTGGTTGTTCACAAGTTGGACAAGTATCCCCTAATTTGTCTAACTTTGTTAAGAGGCGTTGAGACCCCGCTATAACTTGAGAGTGAGTCCCTATTTCTGACTGTAACGCATCATATGAGACTTTTTCTGTTATTTTACAACTTTGTGCTTCCTGTAAATCAATTTGACTCAGTAAGTCCTTAAGTTGATTATTTTTTGAGATTTTTTTATTTTTTTCTGAAATATTTTCAATTTCTTTTGTAAGGTAACGGAATTCTTTCTCTTCCTCATCCGTTGAAATTTCTAAATTTAACATTGGAAGTATGTTACTATCCTCCAATTTGTTATCTTTTAACCATTTTTCAATGGTATCAAGCTTTGCTTGTATTCCGTTAATATCTAAAGAATTCTTTCTTGCTTCTTCCTTAAATAGATCGAACAATTCAACATAGTTTTCAAGATGTAATAAATCAATTAAAAACTTTTTCCTATTAGTATCTGTTGCCGTTAAAAACTGTAAACTAGCATTTGTACTTTGGTACACCAACTGGGAAAAGGTTTTGAAATCAACTCCAATAACTTCTTGAATTGTCTTATAAGTATTAGTAGCTGTATGACTAGAAATATCTTCTCCGTTCTTTTCTAGTTTTACTTTGATACTATTTTTTCTATCAACACTTACAGCATATGTATCATCATCCTTTGTAAAGGTTAAATTTATGTTGTAACCTTTGCCAACATATCGATTTGGAATATCTGCTTTTTTGATTCCTTTGGAATTTTTATTGTACAAAACTTCCTCTATAATTAAAGGTATAGAGGACTTTCCTGTACCGTTTGTTCCAATGATTTGAGTTACGGTATTATCGTCTAATGTTAACTCATTGTCAGAACCATAACTAAAACAGTTATTCCACTGTAGCTGCTTTAGAGTAATCATTAAAAGTTCCTATAATGCTGGATATTTTTGATTTAGGAAGCTCTAGTATATATTCTAAATATTCTGCTAGTTCTTCACTTACGGTCATTTCTTTATCTAAAACTAGTGTTGCTTCAGTACTTCTCTTTACAACTTTCTTATCTAAAAGCTCTGAATTTTTTACTTGTGAAAGGTCTTGAATGTCTCCTTCCAGTTCATAAATAGTATGATGATAATCACTAGGTATCATCTTATCAGGGTTATCAACTGTTTTTCTCAGAAGTTGGGGCAAGTCAAACTTATACCATTTCCAATTAAAATTTTCATCAATTAACAAGTATCCTGTTTCTACTTCATTCCTGTGAAAGGATGTAGTCATTGGGCTACCTGGGTATACGATATTCTTTTGTGTATTACTGTGGGCGTGTAAATCCCCCGCTAATACTATTGGAAAATCTTTTAATAACTCCAAGTCAATTTCTGGTTTTACATGGGGAGGTATTTCACCTCTAACGTGTGTAAATAAGGGGAGCTTTTTATTAATATCCTTAAATATGTTTTTCTTGTGAAGATCACAATAAGGTAGAATAGTAAAGTCTTCATACTCTTCCAATTCGTCTACAATGAATACTAATTCGTTTATATCCCTTGTTACTTCTTTAAGCTGGGAGAAAAAAGTTTTATTCTTTTTTGTAGCTTCATGGTTTCCATCATATATTATAGTAGGAATTTTTACATTAGCTACAAACGAAAAGTATAATTCTAACTCCTCCATAGTCGGAAGACGATCAAAAAGATCGCCTCCGATTATATGAGTAGTACAGCGAGATTCTATTTCAGATATTTGATGAAAAAATTCTTGATACCTTTTTTTCGCCCAAGCAACTGGGACATTCTTCTGTCCCAGTTTTAAGTGCCAATCTGCTGTAAATAAGATCACGCTACATTGAACTCCGCTTCAAGAGTTTCATCAACTTCATTAGTATCTGATTGACGAATTTCATCAAGAAGAGACTTCTGTGCATCAGGGGTAGGACGAGGCATTACGTCATCCATAGACTTCAGTTCAGCTACAAGAGCTGCATTCGCATCACTGAGTGCACTAGGCTTGCACTTTAAAGGCTGAAGCTGGTACTCTACATTATAAGGAAGAGGACCGGTCTTTACTCTTTTGAATTTAATATCCCAGCCAGTTTCTGTATCAGTAGGATCACCCAAATCTTCTGCTGCAGTTATAATTTGCTCCCACAGCTTCTTCTTTAGATTTACAACTTTTACTTCACCGTTGTCTATACACTGAGTTGCATAGCTCCACCCACACTTGAGGTCGGGGTAGTATTCACGAACCCAATCCTTCTCTTTGTTGTTGAACGCTTCTGCGTTACGGTCAAAAGATAAACACTCTAAAGGAATGTTCTTATCGTTTTTGCCTTTTATCCAGTAAACATAGCGAGCAAGAATGTCGCCACACAGACGAAAAGAGTTATCTCCGTCTTTGTACTGAAAAGTGCTAATTGAGGTTTTTTGAGCAGAACCTTTCTGCTGATTAAATGATATTGCCATTTTAATGTTTCTCCGTTGGGGCTTCTTCGTATAAAAAGTGAATTTGATCGCCTTTTACTTGAAGTAGACTATGATTGTTTAAAAATATAAAAGGATCTATTGATAAGTGCAGTAGATCCAATGTTGTTTTACCAAAGGCACTATATTCCGCAAAAGAACGCAAACTTGCTAAAGCTGCGTATATGCAGACATCTTTATAGCCATACTGGTATGTATTATATAAAAGAACATCAGGGTGAAGTAAAAAAGACTCCCCTCTAAAATCGGTGTTGGAATATTTATAAATTCGATCAAAACGATTATTAGGGATTTGCTTTTCCACCATCATTTTTAAAACTACCACCATCTCTGATGTATTGCCGTTGCATGTTTCAAAGATTTTTGTCCAATTATATAGAAGCATATTATATCAAAAAATGAAGCTCTTGTCAAGAACTATTTTTTTAAAGTTCCTGTATGTTGTAACCCTGTTTCATATAGTATCCCACCCTATTAGAAGCCTGCCTTCGTGCCGTGTTTCCTTTTAGTTGGATATCTACTATTACAGGATCTCGTTTGCCTTCCTTTTTTCTTATAACCCTACCTATTAGCTGAGTTAATAAGGGTTCGTTGTTCACGGGGGTAGCCAAAATTAGACAGCTAAGATCGTCTAAAGAGATGCCTTCAGAGAAGATTGCTTGAGTCCCAAACAGAATATTTGCCTTTCCGTCTGTAATTTTAGACATAAGCGTTTCTCTGTCCTCATGTGGTACCTCACCCGTAACACAAATTGCTTTATCGCCTGCCAGTTCGGCGCAGACCTGCAAAAAATGCACTCGATCACTTACTACTAACACCTTATGCCCTTTGGTAGCCAAACCAGCGGCTAAAAGTGCAACGGTATGAATATATTCCTCATTATAGGCTAATTGTGTTACCTTATTTGCCCAAGGAATATTACTTCCATCCATAAATCGTATTTCCGACCTATGAATTAGAATCTTTGGAGTCATATAGTTTTCTTTTGGGGGCTTCAGAACGTTTTGTCCAAAATAATCCCTAAATACTACATGCTTTCCGTCTTTTCTTTCTATTGTGCCTGATAATCCGATCTTATATCTTGCATAGTTGGAATCAATTACTTTAGAAAACGTTGGAGACGAGACATGATGCATCTCATCCAAGATGCATGTTCCGAATGCTTTACGTATATCTGTAATGCGACGGTACAAACTTTGAGTGTTCCCAATAACCACAGGAGCATCAATATCAAACCTACCGCTTCCAATAATTCCTGGTTCAAATCCATATACTTTTTTTACCTCCGCTGCCCACTGATTTCTTAGAGGGACAGTATGTACAATTATGAGTGTTTTCTGTCCTAGCTTGCCAGCAATCGCAAGACCTGTAAAAGTCTTACCCCAGCTGACCCAAGCGTTTATTATACAGTTGTCTTCGATCTCGTCAAAAACATCCTGTTGGCTTGGTCGTAAAGGGAACTTAAATTTTGGAAATTCTACTGGTAACTCAATCCTTTTATCGACTACTTCGTAGTCTGCTGGGATTAAATCCGTACGCCCAATAGGTATACTAACTAAGTTACTACGAATACGTGCCATATTCTTAATAACTATAGGAGGATCCTTTGGGTTGTACGAAGGAATAGTATAAGTCAGTTCTTTGCTTAAAACTTCCTTATACTTATCCGTTACTTCCAAATAAATGCGATTGCTTATTACTGCTTTCATTGAATAGGAAATTCTCTAAAATCATAGCCATAATCTATTTTTTTCATAGTAGAGGAACTGGTCATCCATTGGTCATAGA